TGGACCTACGTGAAAATATTGAAAAAAAGTTATGCCTCCAGAAGTAGTAGCACCGGATCCAGTTTCATTGCTAGGCATTGTAATAGTAATACTGGTAGCATTAGGTACACTTGTTACCATAAATTTTTTATCTGCAAAATCTACTGCTCCAAAATTAGAATTAGTGATTGCACTAAATGTAGATGCTTCACCAAATAAAATTATATCTCCTTCTTGAAAACTGTGACTACTTCCAAATGAAATAGTAACAGTTGGTGATCCGTTAGTCGTGCTAAATGCACTTGTAATAGCTGTGCCTGATGGATTAACTAAAGGATGTATGTCGTAGAAAACTTCTCCTGAATAGGCATATAAAATTCTATTAGTTCCGATAATAGCATATTTAATACCTTGTTTATTAACCATGTGATGTAAACCTCTAGCTGCACCTGTAAGTTTACTGTCACCTAATTGATTCCAACCACCTATTTTTTCTGGCGTACCATACCTAAAACGTACATTAGTACCGCCGGTCCATTGCGATTCGGCCCCGGTCTCTGTAACTTGTTTGTTGAATCCTGGTAAAAACCCTAATTTTTGTAACATAATAGTACATTATATTATAGAGAAATTAAATGAAAGTACTACTTTTTCTTTATTGGATTTATTTATAGGAGAACAGTGAGCTAAAAAACTAGGGAAAATTAATAAATCCCCTTCTTTTACAGGTATATCCATATTGAAAAACTTTGTTTTATATTTTTTTTCTGGGAGACTAATATAATAAATTGCTGAAAAGTTACTACGACCATGGGTATGCCATTGGTAATCAGAATTTTTTTTATATATATGAAACCAATAGTTATCTACAATGGCTTTAAATTTTTTACTTAAAGTGCCATACATTTCTTTTTTTAAAATATCTGTGCAACTCTCAAATATATCTATTATATTTTTATCCCAATATTTTCTTTTTAAAAAAGAGTCAATTTCCCAATCTGTTTGTGAAACATTTTGATATGTTTTAGTAAAGGGTGTGTCTTTAATATTTTTTAAAAGTTTATTTTTTAATTGTTTATGTTTAGTAATTTTAAATAAATAAGAATGTTTTTTTTTTGATACTAACTTACAACCCCAAATATTTTGTTTACCTATTTTCCAAATAATACTTCCTACGCTAGTGTCTATTTTTATTTTAGGCATTTTAAAAAACCCAAGATACATACGAATATCTTGTTCCTTGCTTTACGGGTTTAATTTTATGGGGATATAAAAAATTAGATGGAAAAATTACAAGCTCCCCTGCTTTTAATTTAATATGAGTATCATCAAAAAAAATTAATTCACCACCTGTATAGTTATCATTCAAAGTACCGATGATACTTAAAGTGGGTATTCCTTTTATTTCACCATCAAACAAAGTATGTATATGATCACAATGTTTTTTCATGCGTTTGTTTTTAAAATATCTATTAAACCTTATATCCGAATAACCAGACCAACCTCTAAACCATTCAAAATTTACATGCTTAATATATTTGTGTATACCAGAATGCAGTTTATTCATTATTTCTAATTTTGTTGATACATGTTCACAACTAACGTCTAGTTCACCATCATTTAAATTGTGTTTTTTAACCCCACCTTCTTGGTAAAATTGATGGTCAAACCATTTTATTTTTTTTAATTCTAATATTGTTTTTTCACATATTTTTTTATTTAAAAAATTATCTATTTTAAAAACGTAATCTTTTAATTTATTTTTCATTATTAATTTTTCTCCACACTTCTAAACCTGAATATTTATCTACAACTCTTTGAGGAACTTTTACTTGATACTCCTGTCTTTCAAGTTTACCTGTTTTAACTGTATGCATTTTACCACCTAATATTGAGTCCTCATATTTAACTCCATTGATTTCAAATTCTTTAATATTATTAAAGTTATGTTTAAAATGTTTTATGTCAAAAAAATTATATATATTTTTTAATGTGGAACCCGGTTTAGAAACTAAATCATTATATTCAACAAAAATATAATCTTTAAAAGTATCTTCTTTTATTAAATGATTAATTGAATATAGTGTAGTGTATATGTAGCTATCTCGACTCATTATAATTTCAGATAGTTCTTCTTTCTTTTCAAAGATAACTTTACTTTTATCTAATAACTCATATTGTCGGTTTATATAAAACTCAGCGTTTCTTCTACAAACATTTAACATGGAGCCCAACATATCTAAAACATCCCTTACTAAAATAACAATTTTTATTTTATTGTTTTTAAAATACTTTTGTAATAATTTTAAATTGTAAGGAGTTATCCAATCTCCTCTTTCAATAATATAATCAGCATCCCATTGATCGTAATAATTAGTAAATGTTTTTTTAATTAAGTTATCAAAAGATTTTTCATCTGGAAAATTTTTATAAATATTTAATTTTTTAATATCATCTAACTGTTTAATAACATCTGGTAAAATTGAATGTGCAGTAGCTTTAATTTTAGGGTTTTGATTGAGTATAGAAGTTAATACTGTATTACCTGCTCTTGGAAAACCTGATATAAAATATATTTTTTTCATCTAAATGAAGGTCCTTTTAAAAATATAGTTAATGTTCTTCTTTCACCTTTAGTTACTGGGGTTACTTTGTGTAATAAATGAGATTTTAACATTAATATATTACCGGGTTCATTTAATTCTTTAATATGTTTTTCTTTACCAGCGCAAATATAAAAATCTCCTCCTTCATATTTTTTAGTAGATACGTTAATTAACACAGTAAGTTTAACATCTACGTGAGGAAGAATATTTTCTCCGTCTGTGTGCCAATGATATTCGGCAGAATCAGAACTTTTATATATGTTTAAAAGACAACCATCTAAGTCATATATTTCATTTAAATCATAACCAAACTGTTCATTGGCAACCTGACGACAAGTTTGAATAATTGTATGTAAGATGTCTTTCATTTTTTTATAATATATTATTTTAACTGAAGATGTTTTTTTTACATTTTCCGCACCGTTATCTTTATCTTCATACATATCAAAATTTGATTCAATAAATTTGTTTAACTTTATTAAATTTTTTTTGTTAAAACTTTTTGGCCAGTGCCAATAATCTATTTTTGTTTGTGATTTACGATTTATTTTTTTAGACATATTTATAAAATTAATTTTGTTAACTCTATTTCAACACCTATTGATCCTTTAAAAAATACATTAAACGATAAACTAACTCTAGTATCTATCCCTTGTTTATATTGCACTTCGTGTATTAAAGAAGATGGAAACAAAATAATTTTTCCTGTGTCTACTGGAAAAAACCAGGTACTTGAGTTCCATACGTTAAAATTTTTTATTTCTGGTTTAAATAAATCATAACCTGGTTTAAAAAAGAAAATTTTATCTGTTTTTATATCTGCATTTAAATAAAGTATGCCTGACACCAGTGAGTTTGCATGTGAATGTTTGTGATGATACTGGTTTTTCTCAGTATAGTTTATCCAAGATTGAGTTATATAGGGCTCTATACTATTAGTGGTATCAATAACTTTATCAAAATAATCTTTAATTACTTTATTTAATTTTTTTTTAATATTTATAAGTTCTTTACTATTAAGAATATATGAATTTTTAGATGCTACATTACCTTCATTGACGTTAATATTTTTTTTATTTTTATCTATAAATTTATTTTCTTTATAAGAAAATTTTCTTCCTAACTGTGTAATGTATATAGGTGTAGGAAATATCCCAGTTATGGTTGGTTCTATCGCTTTCATTAATTGAAAATATATTAAATTTTTATTATAAAGTCAATTCTTTATTATAAAACATCCCAAGCTAAAGTTGACGCATTCCAAACATATTGAATTTCATTGTCATCAATTAAATAAGCAGTCCATCTTTGATTACTTTCATCCCATTCTGTAAGATACATAACGTCATTTTTTACGTGAATAGTTGGGGGATCAATTGGAGCTCTCCAATCGTATTTTTTATATAAGTCTGTAGAAGCTTCAGTGTGCAGTATCCAAGAAGGGTATTCTTTAGATGATACAAAAATATTTAATGCTTCATTATAACTATAACCAACCGTTGGAAAATTTCCTCTAAATGCTGTTCCACCTGCCTTATGCGCATCATTGCGAGTATTATAAGAACATTGTTTCCAAATAGCATTGGGTTCTTTTTGAATAAACCTTAAAAAATTTTGACCTTGTTCATCTGTTTCAACTCCATTAGCATCTACACATTCATTATCTTTAACAGACACAACATGTGTTACAATATTGTTTTCATCTAATTTTGCAAAATATGCCATTATGGTGTGTAGCTCCCTGAACCTGTAAATTGAAGAATTGTAAAGTCTCCAGTTTCACTTACGGTTGGGGAACCTGTTGTTGTTCCAGAATAATTTGCAGTAGGCACACTTAAAATTACAATACCCGAGCCACCTGTACCACCTACTTGAATAGGGGATTGTGATTTACCACCTGCTCCACCGCCACCGCCACCTGTATTTACAGTTCCGTTTATACCTGCAGCAGGTTGAACTGTTCCGGCAGCACCTCCACCGGATCCAGCTGATCCCGCAGCTGCAGGTGATGCTGGTTGTGAACCGCCACCACCGCCACCGCCACCTCTTGTGACAGCTGCGCCTGTAATTGAATTTGATGTACCATTTCCACCGTTTCCTGATTTACCAGAAGTTGAATCGGTACCAGCTGCGCCAGCCCCGCCACCACCGCCAGAACCATAATTTCCTGCTTTTCCATCTCCACCATCATTACCTTGGGATGGAGAAACGGAAGGTACGTTTCCAGAACCACCATTTCCAGAACCAGATCCACCACCACCGCCAGCAGAACCACCATCAAATATTTCATATCCTCCACCTGGTGCTTGTCTATCACCAGTCATTCCCGTACCACCACCAGCTGATGTAAATGTTGAAAAATCGCTTGAAGCTATTGATGAAACTCCACCTGGAGTAGATTGTGTAGCGTTAGCGGCAGTTTTACCTGCTGCTCCTGCTCCAACAACAACTGTAATTGTTTCACCTGGAGTTACTTCTTGATCAGATAAAGTTCTAAATCCTCCAGCACCCCCACCGCCTCCAGCATAGGCACCTGCAGGAGTTGAGTTGAAATTAGATCCTCCACCACCAGCTCCGGCTATAACTAAAAAATCTATTTCATAAGGTCCCGCACCACCACCACCTGATCCAAAGCCTAAGACTTGATAACCAAATGATTTACCTTTTCTATTTTGTATATTTTTTGTGTTCTTACTTGATGTAAGTTTATTTTTTATGTCTCTCATATTTAAATTCCTTATGCGTCGTTAGCCGCGTCAGTAGTAAAAAATATTTTTACACCTAGAACTCTACATTCACCAGTAAAAGTATCTGAACCGTCCGCAGCTTTTCTAAATAATTGAAAGTAAGTTTGCTCACCTGCTGCAGGAGACCCTGCAACTGTCATTGCACCACTTTCAGATGTAATTTGTTGATCTTCAACTGTTCCAATACCAGCGTCTGTAACTTCTATTGCTGTTCCGTATGCAACATCAATAGTATCATTATCTGCACATGCAACACCCTGTACGCCAAAAATAGCATTTCCTGTATTAGTAGAAGAAGGAGACCAATAAACTTGATAAGTTAATGTGCCTTCATTCCATGATTTAGGCATGGCCACTGTAAATTGTGTAAATTGTTGTGTGCTAGCATCAAAATCAAATACTTTTAAATCTGGTCTTGTAGCTGTTGTTTCTACTTGAGCTGCATCTGCAGGGTTAGTAGTTGGTCCATACATAGCTGAAGCTGGAACCCACATAGTTTCTTTTCCTGCAATTTTAACTGCAGTTGAACCTGATTTAAGACTTCCTGTTCCTTTAGGATTTAAATTTATATCAACATTAGTTTCACCTGTTGCTGAAAGAGTTGGTCCATTGCCTGTTGAAGCATTTGCTAAAGTAAATTCATTAACCGCTGAACCTGTAGCAGTTAAAAGTAATAATTCATTTCCATTAGTGTCTGCAATTTTTGTTCCGATCGCAGGACTAGTTAAAGTTTTGTTTGTTAACGTCTGTGTTCCTGTAAGAGTTACTTCATTAGCGTCTCCTAATGGAACTTCAAAAGCACCGGTGTTAGTTGCTACACCATCAAAATAAATAATTTTATATCCTTTGTCAGTTGCTGAAAAAGTAACTGTTGCACCTGAACCAGATGCTGCTTTTATTTGTACTGTGGATGCACCTGATGTACCGTTTTTAATAAAATAAAAATTTTCTGTAAGTAAAGGAAAAGTTACAATTCTAGCTCCAGAAATAGATCCTGTAAGTTCTATAACTCTTTGTTGAGCAGTACCTGTTAAAGCACCGTCTGCTATTGTTAAAGCGGTCGGTGTTCCTGAATCAGTTACAGCTTGAGAATTAACACCACCTGTAAGTTGTTCTATAAGACTTAAATTTGCGTTAGTTTTTGTTCCCCAAGTACCAGCGTTTTCGCCGGTTGCCATTAGCTCTAAGCCAAGATCTGTAAATGTTGATGCCATAAATTTTGTTCTCCTGTTAGCTTGTTAATTTATATTACTTATATACGTAAAGTCAAACATTAGTTTGCAACTATTCGTGTGTAACCAGTGCCATCTTTAGGTGCTAATCTAGTATAACCTGTGCCATCTTTAGGTACTAATTTATTTAAATACTGTAAACCAACATTAGGATTTAATTCAGTTGTTGCTTGTACTCCCGTTAATCCTACTGTCATAGATGTAGGAGATATTGCACCAACTGTTGATGTAACACTAACCCCGGTTAAAGGAACTCCTATTGCAGGTACAATTGATCCTACTGATGCAGTTGAAGAAACTCCTGTTAATGGAACTCCTATTGCAGGTGCAATTGATCCTACTGCTGATGTTGCCTGTATTCCTGTTAAACCAATTTCTACTGCATCAAGAATTATACCACCTACTGTAGAAGTTGTACCAAGACCTGTTAATCCTACAATCATGTTTGTTGGAGAAATTGCTCCTACGTTAGAAGTAGCACTTACACCTGTTGGAATTATTACAGATGTTAAATTTAGAGTTAAACTGCCTACTGCAGTAGCTGCTTGAACTCCTGTTGGAAATACAAAATTTTCTATTGCACTTGTTAAGGACCCAACACTAGATGTTGCACTAACTCCAGACGGTTGAACTAACCTATTAAATGAATCTCCATAGGGTTCTTCACCCCAACCATTTCTACCCCAACCTACTAATGTTCCTGCATTATCAAAAGTTCCAAGTTCTGTTTGCGCTTGTAAACCTGTTAAAGATGTTGATATATTTGTAACGTCCGTACCATAACTAGCTTCACCCCATCTTTGTCTACCCCAACCCTGTAAATTAAAAACTTCTAAAGTTGTGCCTACTGATGCTGTTGATTGTACGCCTGTTAAAGTTATGTCAACGTCGGCTTGATCGCCCCATTGGTTTCGTCCCCAGGTTGTGCCGGATTGGTTCCAAGTATTTGCCATAAGGATTTACCCCTATGCTATACGAAGAATTGCGTTAGATGCGTCTGCTGCTGGAAATTGAATTGTGAAAGTTCCACTTGATACAGTTTTGTCTCCACCAAATGCAATTGCACAAACTGCTGGATCATCCGTTGCTGTGTCATTAAATATCAAACAACCATTAGCTGTAAATGAAGCTGACGTAAAAGATACATCTGAAAAATCACAACACGCTGTATCTCCAGATAAAGCTGGTGTTACATTTGTAAGCGCAATTCCTTTAGTAGTATAACCATTTCCGTTAGCTACTTCGTTAGCAGTTACATAAACTGTAGTTGATTTATTTAGTGTCGCCGAACTTGTGTATAATGCTAATCTAAAAGTATTAGCTCCATTTGTAAAATTATGAACCGCTTTTAAAACTTCTGTTTTAAAACTGTTACAAACTGCTGATGTTATTGCCATAAATTTTTTCTCCTAATTACTGAGGCGCTGACTCGATTGGTATTCTTATTGTTCCATCCGTGTAATCGTCTCGTCT